TGGTGGTTTTCTTGTGGTTCATGCGGCGCTCCAAAAAACGTTGATTGATGGCCGTATGAACGCTTCATTTCCGAACAACATCAAGTCAATTTCTTAGCCAGACTCTTTCACTTGGGTATGACCGATCGACTCTCAATTCGGGCCTATGCGCGCCACCGAGGGGTGTCCGATACGGCGGTGCGCAAGGCCATCGAGGCCGGGCGGATCACCCCCAACGCAGACGGCACGATCAATGCGGCGCTGGCCGACGCTCAATGGAGCAAAAACACAGATGCCGCGCAGCAACGCGGTAAACACAAGCCCGTCTCCAATGAGGCGATTGCGGGGATACGGGAAACGCTGGGTGAATCTGCGGGCTCGTTTGAACCCAAAGGCGGTGGCACCACGTTGCTGCAGGCGAAGACCGCCAATGAGGTACTAAAGGCGCAGACCAACCGGGTGCGCCTGGCCCGCCTAAAAGGGGAGCTTGTCAACCGTGACCAAGCCGTCGCACACGTTTTCAAGATGGCGCGGGCCGAGCGCGATGCTTGGCTCAACTGGCCGGCACGGATTTCGGCGCAGATGGCGGCAGGCCTGGGTGTGGATCCGCATGTGCTGCATGTCGCGCTGAACGCCGCCGTGCGCCAGCAGCTGCAGGACCTGGGCGACTTACAGCCCAAGGTGGATTGACCATGGACGAGCTGTATTACGAAGGCTGGGATGCCATCGAGCGTGCCTGGCGCGAGGGCCTCACACCTGATCCCTTGCTCACGGTGTCTGAGTGGGCGGACAAGCACCGGGTGCTCTCCAGCAAGGCGGCCTCGGAACCTGGCCGCTGGCGCACCAGTCGTACGCCCTACCTGCGCGAGATCATGGATTGCCTGTCGCCGATGTCACCGATCGAGCGTGTGGTGTTCATGAAAGGTGCCCAGGTCGGCGGAACAGAGCTGGGTTTGAACTGGGTGGGTTATGTGATCCACCACGCTCCGGGTCCGATGATGGCGGTGTGGCCGACAGTCGAGATGGCCAAGCGGGCCTCCAAGCAGCGGATCGATGCGCTGATCGAAGAAAGCCCTGCCATCCAGGAACGGATCGCGCCGGCCCGCAGCCGCGATTCGGGCAACACCATCCTGGCCAAGGAGTTCTATGGCGGTGTGCTGGTGATGACGGGCGCCAACAGCGCGGTGGGCCTGCGCTCGATGCCGGTGCGCTACTTGTTTCTGGACGAGGTCGATGGCTACCCGTTGGACGTCGAGGGTGAAGGTGATGCCATTTCTCTGGCCGAAGCGCGCACCCGCACCTTTGCCCGGCGCAAGATCCTGATCGTCTCAACGCCGACCATTGCCGGGGCCAGTGCAGTTGACCGAGAGTTCGAGGCATCGGACCAGCGCCGCTACTTCGTGCCGTGCCCGCACTGCGCACACCGCCAGTGGCTGCGCTTTGAACAGTTGAGATGGGAGCGCGGGCAGCCGGAAACGGCGACCTACATCTGTGAAGGCTGCGGCGAGCCCATCGCCGAGCACCACAAGACCTGGATGCTGGAAAACGGCCAGTGGCAGGCCTGCGCCCCAGAGAACGCCGGGCGCACAGCAGGCTTTCACCTCTCCAGCCTCTACAGCCCGGTGGGCTGGCGCAGCTGGATCGAGATTGCCCGGGCGTGGGAGTCGGCGGCGATGTCGGACACCCGTTCGGCCTCGGCGATCAAGACCTTCAAGAACACCGAACTGGGTGAGACCTGGGTCGAAGAGGGCGAAGCGCCGGATTGGCAGCGCCTCTTGGAGCGGCGCGAGGATTACCGCGTTGGCACTGTGCCCGCAGGCGGCTTGCTGCTCACTGCCGGCGCCGACGTCCAAAAGGATCGGATCGAAGTCTCGGTCTGGGCCTTCGGTCGGGGCAAGGCATCGTGGCTGGTGGAGCACCGGGTGCTGATGGGCGACACCGCCCGAACGGAAGTCTGGTCGGCCCTGGCAAAGCTCATGGGTGAAACCTGGACCCACAGCAGTGGTTGCCAGTTGAGTCTGGCGCGCATCGCTCTGGATACCGGCTATGCCACCCAGGAGGCCTATGCCTTCGTGCGCAGCGTGCGCGATGCCCGGCTCATGCCCATCAAGGGGATTGCCGGTGGCGCGGCGCTGATCGGCACGCCGACGGCAGTGGATGCCACGGCCAGTGGCAAGAAGCTGCGCCGGGGCATCAAGGTGTTCCCGGTGGCCGGTGGCATTGCCAAGCTGGAGTTCTACAACAACCTGCGCAAAAGCGCAGAGGTGGCCGAAGACGGCGTGACGACCATCTACCCGGCAGGTTATGTGCACCTGCCCAAGGTGGATGCTGAATATCTGCAGCAGCTCTGTGCCGAGCAACTGATCACCCGGCGCGACCGCAACGGCTTTGCCCACCGCGAATGGCAAAAGATGCGCGAGCGTAACGAGGCGCTCGATTGCTATGTCTACGCCAGAGCCGCTGCGGCTGCAGCCGGGCTGGACCGGTTCGAGGACCGGCACTGGCAAGAATTGGAAAAACAACTCGGCGAGAAATCGTCAGGAATTGATCCTCCAGCCGACGCCATCACTACTGACACCCCCGAGGCCACCCGAGAACAGACGTTTGGCGGTGGCCTCAGCACTTCTGGCAGCACCACACCGGCTTCGCGCCGAGTGGTGCGCAGCCGATGGATGACCTGACATGACCTACACCCCTGAACATCTGCAGGCCTTGCGTGAAGCCCTGGCCAGCGGCGAGCACCGCGTGACCTACGAAGGCAAGAGCATCGAGTACCGCAGCGTGTCCGATTTGAAGGCTGCGATTGCTGAAGTCGAAGCCACCATGGCTCGTGATTCCGGCGCACTCAAATCCCGCCAGATCCGCGTGACCACCCGCAAGGCGGTCTGATGGCCTGGCTCAAAAACCTCCGTCGCCGCATGTTCGGCGGCACGCCGGTCTATGACGGTACCGGTGGTGGTCGCCGGGCGCTGGCCTGGATGCCGGGCAATCCGGGCGCGGTGGCTGCCTTGTCGCTGGCCCAAGATGATCTGCGCGCCAAGAGCCGTGATCTGGTGCGGCGCAATGCCTGGGCGGCTGCCGGGATTGAGGCCTTCGTGGCCAACGCCATCGGCACCGGCATCAAGCCGCAGAGCATGGTGCAGGACCAAACCATTCGTGAGGCCATCCACAGCCTGTGGTGGGATTGGTGCGAGCAGGCAGATGCCGCAGGTCTGACCGACTTCTACGGTCTGCAGGCCTTGGCCACGCGGGCCATGCTCGAGGGGGGCGAAGCACTGATTCGACTGCGTTACCGACGTGTCGAGGACGGTCTACCCGTGGCACTGCAGATCCAGGTGTTGGAAGCGGAGCACCTGCCGACCACCCTGAACCGCGACTTGCCTGGCGGAAATGCGATCCGTGCCGGCATCGAGTTCGACCGCTTGGGGCGCCGAGTGGCGTACCACCTGTACCGCTCACACCCCAATGACGGGCTGTTGGCACCCATGTCCAGCAATTCGGGTGGCAGCGGCATGGACACCGTGCGGGTGGATGCCAATGAAGTGATCCACCTGTTCCGCCCCTTGCGCCCTGGTCAGATCCGAGGCGAACCATGGCTGACGCGGGCGCTCGTGAAGCTCAACGAGCTGGATCAGTACGACGACGCTGAGCTGGTCCGCAAGAAGACGGCGGCGATGTTTGCCGGCTTCATCACGCGCATGGCCCCCGAAGACAACCTGATGGGCGAGTCGGCGGCCGATGCGAATGGTGTCGCCTTGGCCGGCATGGAGCCCGGCACGCTGCAGATCCTGGAGCCGGGTGAGGATATCAAGTTCTCCGCGCCGGCCGATGTCGGTTCGTCCTATGCCGAGTTCATGCGCCAGCAGTTCCGTGCGGTGGCTGCGGCCATGGGCATCACCTACGAGATGCTCACCGGCGACCTGACGCAGGTGAACTACTCCTCGATCCGAGCTGGGCTGCTGGAATTCCGCCGCCGCTGCGAAGCCTTGCAGCATGGCGTGATCGTCCACCAGCTGTGCCGACCCATCTGGCGCGCCTGGATGGACCAGGCCGTGCTCGAAGCAGCCATTGACTTGCCTGGCTATCGCAAAGACCGGCGCGCCTACCAGGCCGCCAAGTGGATCCCGCAAGGCTGGAGTTGGGTTGATCCACAAAAGGAATTCAACGCCATGAAGCTGGCGATCCGGGCGGGCTTGATAAGCCGTTCGGAAGCGATCTCCGGCAATGGCTACGACGCTGAGGACGTGGACCGCGAGATTGCCGCAGACAACGCCCGGGCCGATGCACTGGGCCTGGTCTTTGACTCCGATGCTCGGCATGACCAGGCACCTGCAGCCATGCCTGATGCCACGTCGGTCGAAACCCATGGCGTGCAACCCACCGATCCGGCGGATGCGCCCACAGACAACCAGGATCCCCAACCATGACTTATCTTGCCTCCCGCCTGTTCGGGGTGCCCTTGCTGATTCACCGACCCAAGCTGGACGTGATCCTGTCGGTGGTCGGCCAGCGTATCGGTATGGCCGATGTTCCGGCCATGCCAGCCATGGACATGGCGGTTTACCAACGGCCTGCGGCAGCCGCCGCACCGGAGGGCATTGCCGTGATCCCGATCCACGGCTCGCTGGTCAAACGCTCGCTGGGCATGGAAGCCGCCTCGGGCTTGACCTCATACGGCGAAATCGCCGCGATGCTGAACTCTGCCTTGGCCGACCCCCAGGTCAGCGGCATCCTGCTCGACATCGATTCCCCGGGTGGCGAAGCCTCGGGTAGTTTCGAGTTGGCCCGCCGGGTGCGCGAAGTGGCAGCGCTCAAACCCGTCTGGGCGGTGGCCAATGACGCGGCGTACTCAGCCGCCTATGCCATTGCCGCCAGTGCCCAGCGCCTGTTCGTGACGGAAACCGGCGGTGTCGGCTCCATCGGGGTGATCGCCCTGCATGTCGACCAGTCGGTCAAGGATGCCAAAGACGGCTACCACTACACCGCGATCACGGCCGGCGCCCACAAGAACGACTACTCGCCGCATGAGCCGCTGTCGGACGCGGCCAAGACCGAACTGCAAGGGGAAGTCGATCGGCTCTACGCCATCTTCACCGAGCACGTGGCTGCCATGCGCGGCCTGGATCTCGATGCGGTGCGCGCCACGGAGGCCGGGCTGTACTTCGGCAGCAACGCCGTAGCCCAGGGCCTTGCTGACGGTGTCCAGACGCTGGACGCCACCCTCAGCCAATTCCACTTGTATCTCAACGCCCGTAACCATTCGCCGTCTCAGGTGCGGGGCGTCATCCGTGCTGAGGCGGCACCCCTGAAAAAGGAAATGACCATGAACGAAGAAGAGAAAGTGCTGGAGACCATCGGTGTCGACGAGGCGGCTGTGCTGGTCGCCGAAGCCCGTCGCGAAGTCACCCAAACCGCCCAGGCGATTGCCGAGCTGTGCCTGCTGGCCGGTTGCCCCGACCGCGCCGCCGAGTTCATCGCTGCCGGCAAATCCCAAGCCGATGTGCGTCGCGTACTGATCGATGCCCGTGCCGCGCAATCCGATGCCGCCGACATCCGCTCCACGATCACGGTGGATGCGGGAACCCAGTCGCTGGATCGCCCTGAGACCTCGCCCATCGTGGCGGCCGTCAAGAAACTCACTGCCCAAGCTTGAGAAAGGAATCAGCTATGCCTGCCATTACCGAAGCAAACAACCTCGGCGACCTGTTGAAGTACGAAGCCCCCAACCGCTACTCGCGTGACGTCGCCACCATCGCCGCTGGCCAGAACCTGCCCTTGGGCACGGTGCTCGGCCGCAATGCCAGCGACGGCAAGCATTACGCCATCGACCCCGCTGCCACCGATGGCACCGAAGCCGCCATTGGCGTGCTGGCCAATGCGATCGATGCCACCAATGCTGATCGCACGGACGCCATCTTGATCGCCCGACACGCCATCGTTGCCAAGACCGCCCTGGTCTGGCCGATCGCGCTCACCGGCGCCCAGCGCGCCGCTTATGAGCAGCAGCTGGCCGATCTTGGCGTGCTGGTGCGCGAAGGTGCCTGAGTCCAGACCCTGGTCCGAGACCTTCTTCCCTTTTTCGAACCCGCCTGGCCGTCTGGCTTGCGCGGGTTTCGTCATTTTTGGAGCCCCACATGCAGAACCTCTTTGCCAACCCGGCCTTCAGCATGGCCAACCTCACGGCCGCCATCAACCTGGTGCCCAACCGCTACGGCCGGCTGGAAGACCTGAACCTGTTTCCTGCCAAGCCCACGCGCTTTCGGCAAATCATCATCGAAGAGCGCAACGGTGTACTCAACCTGCTGCCTACCATGCCGCCGGGCTCACCCGGTACTGTCGGCACGCGTGGCAAGCGCAAGGTGCGCTCCTTCGTCATCCCGCACATTCCGCACGACGACGTGGTGCTGCCCGAAGAAGTCCAGGGCATCCGTGCCTTTGGTTCGGAGACCGAGCTGGAGACCCTGGCCGGTGTGCTGGCTCGGCATCTGGAGACCATGCGCAACAAGCACGCGATCACGCTGGAGCACCTGCGCATGGGCGCCTTGAAGGGTGAGATCCTGGATGCCGACGGTTCGACCATCTACAACCTCTACGACGAATTCGGCATTGACGCGACCACCATGTCGCTGGGCCTGGCGGATGCCAAGACCAACGTGCGCAACAAGTGCGTCAAGGTCCTCGGCGAAATGGAAAAAGCCCTGCAGGGTGAATTCATGACCGGCGTGCGTTGCCTGTGCTCGCCGTCCTTCTTCGAGGCCCTGACCAGCCACGCCAACGTCGTGGAGTCCTATTCCCGCTTCCAGGAAGGCGCCTGGCTGCGCGAAGACGTGCGCACTGGTTTCACCTACGGCGGCATCACGTTTGAGGAGTATCGGGGCCAGGCCAGCTCGGCCGACGGTACGGTCCGCAAGTTCATTGCGGACGGCGAAGCGCATTGCTTCCCCGTGGGTACGGTGGACACCTTCGGCACCTATTTTGCGCCCGCGGACTTCAACGAAACCGTCAATACCCTCGGCCAGCCGGTCTACGCCAAGCAGGCGCCGCGCCAGTTCGACCGGGGCACTGACCTGCACACGCAGAGCAACCCGCTGCCCATGTGCCACCGCCCGGGCGTGCTGATCAAGCTGACTGCTTGATTCATGCAAGCCACTTTTGAGCGAGCGGTCTCGCGTCTGTTCGTCCGGTTGGGGGTGCCTGGCACCTACCGACTGGCCGATGGCCGAGAAATCACCACCCGGTTCATCGCCAAGAAGGCCGATGTCGTCGAGTCCTTCGGCGATACGCGCCTGGCGCTGGCGACCCGCCGCTTTGATGTGATGGCCCGCGATGTCGCGTCCCCCCGCGAGGGGGATCGTTTCACGCTCGATGGCCAGACCTATCAGGTGGTGGGTGAACCGCTGGCCGATCGCGATCGCTTGATCTGGACCCTGACCGGAGCGCCGGTATGAGGCTGCTGGCCGCCTTGTCCGGCGAGTTGGACCAAAAGCTGGCGGAAGAGGTGCTCATTGCCGAGCAGGCGGTGACGCAGTCGATCCGCGAAGCCACCGACGGGCTCAAGACCGAGCTGCGCAGCCAGATCACTGGCGCTGGCCTCGGTCAGCGCCTGGCCAACACCTGGCGCGGTGAGGTCTACCCCAAAGGCCAGATGAGCATCAAGGCGGCGGGCCTGGTCTACAGCCGAGCCCCCGAAGTGGTCGGCGCCCACGACCAGGGCGCGACCATCCGCTCCCAGGACGGCTTCTGGCTGGCCATTCCCTTGCCCGCCGCCGGCAAAGGCCCGCGTGGCAAACGCATGACCCCCGGCCTTTGGGAAAAACTCCGTGGCCAGCGCCTGCGCTTCATCTACCGCCGGGGCCAACCCTCGCTCCTCGTTGCAGAGAACCAGCGTGCCCGCCAAGGCCAACGCGGTGGTTTCTCCGCCGCTTCACAAAAGGCCCAGGCCTCGGGCCGAGGCTTGGTCACGGTCCCCATATTTCTGCTCGTCCCCCAGGTCACCCTGAAGAAGAAATTCGACGTCGACAGTGCCACGCGCCGCTGGATCAGCACGCTGGCCCATCGCATCGCGAATCGTTTTGACGAAGCTGAACGCCGAGGAGCAATCCCATGAGCCAACGACCCAGTCAACGTGAGAGCGCCATCGGTGCCCTGTTTGCCGTCCTCGGCCATTTGTCATTGGGTACATCCGAAGCGACGGTCAAACGCAACGCCGCCTTGCCCGAACGTGTGGCGGACCATGCCATGGCGATCCTGCGTGATGGCGAGATGGGTGAACCCGAGGTCTCTCTCTCACCGCTGACCTACCACTGGCAGCACCAGGTGGCCATCGAACTATTTATAGCTGATGCAGACGTCAGTGTTCGTGACGCCCGCATGGATGGTCTGCTCACAGAGTTGGCTGGCCTGATCGAAGCCGACCGCACGTTGGGGGGCGTCATTGAGTACGTCGAGATCGGTCCCCCCAAGTTTGACGAACTGGCGCCCGACGGCAGCAGCGGCATCAAGGCCTGCTTGCTGCCCGTGGTCCTGCACTACAGCAGCAGTGGCCCGCTGAACTGAAATCTATCTCACAAGGAGAATCCTATGGCCCGTGCCTATGGCGCAAACGCCAGCCTCTTGGCTGCGTTCGAATCTTCCTATGGCAGCACCCCGGTCGATGGCTACTGGCAGCTGCCCTTTGTCTCGACCTCGCTCGGTTCCGAGCAAGGACTGATCGCCAATGACCTGATCGGCTTGGGGCGTGATCCCAGTGCGCCGATCCGCGATGTCATCAAGGTCGAGGGCGATATGACAGTGCCGCTCGATGTGCGGCACATTGGTCTGTGGCTCAAGGCCTTGATGGGTGACCCGGTATCCGCTGGCATGGGTGTAGTCACCCACACCTTTGGCTCTGGCAAACCCAGCTTGCCTAGTCTCACGCTGGAAACCGGTCTGCCCGATATCCCAGCCTGGTTCGTCGCCTCCGGTGTCATGGTCAACAGCCTGCAGGTGGGCTTTGCGCGTTCCGGCGCAGCAAATGCCACAGTCGGGCTGATCGCGCAGAGCGAGGTGCGACGCACCGCCACGCTGGATGACACCCCGAGCACTCGGGAGCTGCAGCGCTTCAACCAGTTCCAGGGGCAGATCCTGCGCGATGGCCAGGCGCTGGGCAATGTGGTCTCGGCCCAGCTCACGTACTCCAACAACCTGGAGCGCATCGAAACCATCCGCTCGGATGGCAAGATCGACGGCGCGGACCCGACGGTGGCCAGTCTTACCGGCAATCTGGAGGTGCGCTTTGCCGACACCACGCTGATCGATGCCGCCACCAACAACACGCCGCTGGAACTGACCTTCGGCTACGCCATCGATGCCGATCGGCGCCTGACCTTCATCGCCCATGAGGTCTATCTACCGAAACCCAAGCTGTCCATCTCCGGCCCCGGCGGCATCCAGGCCACCTTCGAATGGCAAGCCGCCAAGGCCAACAGCGTGGCGCGCATGTTCACCGTCGAACTGGTGAACGACGTCTCTTCCTACTGATGACTCCGAGGTCCCTCATGATCAAACTGAACCTTCCGCGTGAACCGCACTGGATCACGCTGGCCGCCGGCGTGCGCCTGCAGGTCCGACCCGCCACCACTGCTTTGGTGATGGCCGCGCGCCATGCCGCCTCCAAAGTGGCTGGTACCGACACTGCTGCGGCCGGCGAGCGCACCGCCACCCTCATCACCGAACTGGCCAAACTCGCCGTGCTGGCCTGGGAAGGCGTGGCCGACGACAAAGGCAAACCCGCCACCGCCACCCCCGAGGGCGTGGCCGCTCTGATGGAGCACTGGCTGCTGGCCGACGCCTTCGAGCGTGAATACCTCGCCGGCCTCTACGCCCTCGATTCAGAAAAAAACGCCTGAAGGCCCGCACCGCATGGCACTTCGGGGGCGGGCCGAGTTACTGCAGTGCCTGTCCTGAGCCATGCCCCGAGTGCCCCTACACCATGCACGCCCCTCAAAGCCTGGACGGCTGGCAAGCCGCCAGCGCGATTGAAGTCTGCGCCAGCCAGTTGCGCATGGCGCAGGGACGGGTGGTCGGGCTGGACCTGAACGCCTGGATGCTGGCCTGTGAGAGCACCGGGCTGGATAAAGCCACCGCAATCGATCTGTTTCCGGCGGTCGAGGCGGGCCTGATGAGCACATTTCAACAAGACGAATAACCGCGACAACTGATTTCTTCCATGGCTGAACGCAACCTCTCCATCCGCCTGTCCGTGGTCGACGGCGGCAAGGTCAAGGCCGAGCTGTCCGAGATTGGTGAGAAGGGGGAGCGCTCGCTCAAAAAAATCGAGGCGGCCGCCACCCCGGCCTCCAGCGGTTTGAAACTGCTGTCGTCCGCTGCCAACGACGCCAAGTTCCAGTTGCAAGCGGCCACCGACCGGCTCGGCCTATTGGGATCGGTGCTGGGCAAACTCGGTCCTGCCGGTCTGATCGCTGGTGCCGGTATCGCCGCCGCAGGCGTCGGTATCACTGCTTTGGTGCTGCCGGTGGCCAATACTGCCGATGAGCTGGCCAATTTGGCCCAAAAAACCGGAGTCTCGGTCGAAGCCTTGTCGGCACTGACCTATGTGGCCCAGATGTCCGACACTGATTTGCAGGGCCTGGTCAAAGGCCTGCAGCGCTTGTCGGTCGCCATGTTCGACACCCAGGTTCAGGGCGAAGAGGGGAGCGCGGCCTTGAAGGCGCTTGGCGTTTCTGCCGTTGATGCGTCGGGCCAGATCCGTCCGACCGAGCAGGTCCTGCTCGATTTGGCTGACCAATTCGCCAACATGCCCGATGGCGCGGACAAGGCAGCCCTGGCGATCAAGCTCTTCGGCAAGGAAGGCATGAGCCTGATCCCGCTGCTCAACCAAGGGCGTGCGGGCATCACTGCATTGATGGAAGAGGCTGAGCGTTTTGGTTTGGTGATCAATAGCCAGACCGCGCAGGCGGCCGAACTCCTGAATGACAACCTGGACCGGCTGCGCGGCATGCTCGAAGGCGTGCAGCGCCAGATTGGTGCCGCTGTCATCCCGGTGCTGGCCGACTTCACCGAGGAGGTGATCCTGGCGCAGACCGAGACGGGCAGCTTCAGCAATGAGCTGCAGCGCATCACGGCCAACCGGGAAGCCACGCTCGCGTTCCTGGAGTCCATCGCCTCGGGCCTGGCCTTTATCGCCGAGTCGGCGGTGCTCTTGAAGCGCGTCATCGCCCAGCCCTTCGACAGCCTGTCGGTGGTGGGCAAGGACATCGAGACTTGGTTCAAGACCGAGCTGCTGACCTTCTACAAGAACTATGGGTTCGATGCGCAGGCGATCGATGCGGAAATCGCCAAGCTGCAGGGCGCACGCGACGAGTATGTGCGCGCGGCCAACGACCGGCTCTTCAATATCAACCAGAACCCGGGCTATGCCGATCGCGTGGCCCGGTTCTTCGATGAGCAGCGCCGCACCGTGCGCGTCATGGGCCAGCGCTTTGTGCTGGACACCGAGGCGCAAGCGCGGGAAGTGCAGGCCATCTACGACCGGTTTCTGCCGACCGTACCCCGGCCGCCACGCCCACCGGCCAACCTCGACCTGGGTGCGTTTGCCAGGCCAGCCGCC